ATACTAAGCAACCCATAGCTATTGTGTCTGAGGCATACGAGCCAGTACAGTATCTTGATCTTGTAGAAAATCTTGAACAGTCTATTGCTATGTCAGGTATTGATCTTGATGGTGCTGAGTTTGAAACCAATGTGATTGGTCATGGCGAACAGCTAGAACTTACTGCCAAGTTCAACGCCGAAGCTACTACTATTGATGGAAGGAATGACTTGGTNANNCCNCAGTTCAAGTTCCGNACCAGCCACAACAGNACATGGGCTAACAACGGGATGATGGGTTACTTCCGATCAGCCTGTTACAATACTCTTGTTGATGGTAACAAGCTGGCCTATGTGTATGGTCGTCACTCAAAGAACTTCTCTGTTACCAGCTTTGCCAGCAAGATCAGGGCTGCATCTGACTTCATTGCCAACGATGGCATGGATCAGATGAAAGTGTGGTATAATACCACGGTTGATCGTGACACTGCGATCTCACTGTTCAGCAATACACTTGCAAAGCGTGTGGACAACGTGACCAAAGCACAGGTTCCTAACAAGGTGATGCTATCCAACCTGATGAAAACCTTTGACGAAGAGAACCGTCACATCATTGGCCGTGGTCACTACGAAGGCTATGCACAGCAGACTAAAGGCACACTGTGGACTGCTTATCAGGCAGCAACGGCATGGTCTACCCATGTACCCAAAGCTAACACCCGTGTACTGCGTGAAGATAAGGTACGTAAGATGTTGGCATCACCACACTGGAAAGAATTGGAGACAGTATAATGTATAAGTGGAATTACAACGAAGAAATAACCGCAGAAGAATTTATAAAAAGATTAATCCCTCTAGTCTGTGATCCTGTAGAAACTATGCAGGACTGTGACGGTGATCTTCTTATGTCTGAATTTTCTAAACTTTTAGACGCTTCACGACAACTACAATACGCCAAGAGGCAGGACGCTGTTAGAGAGGATTTATAAAGCAATGGCAAAGAAGGCTGATAATAAGTACGACCCGACACAACATCGGATCAAGAAGCGTACATCAATCGGGGCGGGAACTCTTTCCCGTCCCAACAATAAACACAAGAGGCGTAGCTATAAAAAATATAGAGGACAGGGTAGATAATGGGTTATATAATAACACAAGTAGATGTTGGTGGTGTGTCTGATATTGACAGCATTGATGCAATGGTTTCTGAAGAAGACGAAGAAATCCATACGTTTCCAACCTATGAAGAAGCTGCGGCATATCTTATGTGTCATGGCATCAGGGAACTTCAGAATGGTTTCCCGTTTGGTATTAAAATTGAGAGGCTACAATGAACTACTTTAAAATTATTGTCTTAAATTTTATATTCTTTGTGCTATTATCTTTCTTTGCCTCACAATCAAGGGCAGATAATCTTTCATGTTTAGCAGAGGCAGTGTACTTTGAGGCACGTTCAGAATCTTTTGTTGCACAACTTGCCGTGGCAAATGTTGTACTACAACGAGTGCAGTCAGAAAGATATCCTGATAGTGTCTGTGATGTTGTGCGTCAAGGCAGGACATGGAAGGGAAAGCCCGTCAGAAACAAGTGTCATTTCTCATACTGGTGTGACGGTAAACCAGAAACTATTGCCAATGTAAATGCTTACGCTGAAGCAGTCAGCGCAGCAGAGCTTGCCTTACAGGGGGTTATATTACTCCACACTGAAGGAGCAACCCACTACCATGCCTCTTATGTCACACCATATTGGGCATTGGATGAACGCTTCTCACTTGTAGGGCAAATAGACAACCATGTATTTTATATTGACAACACCCAGTGACAGGAGTATACTATGCCAGAAGACAGTAACTTAAAATCAGCTTGGGATATATTAAATACTAATATTAAGATGTTAAAAGCTAGAATAAAAGAACAAGAAAAATTAATAGATGAGCTTAGAAAAGAACTAGCAAAAGAAAAACAAACAAACGCTAACACGGGATGGGTAGAACACGATGACAAAAGTTTATGACTTTGATTGGCACCGACTTCAGAAAGAAGATGTACTGAGAAAATCTTTAGGATATGATGAAGAGCTATGGTTGATGATGAAAGAATCAGGATATGATGTAACATTACAAGAAGAAAGAGATAAATTTTTCAAAGACTTAGAGGATTTAGAGTGAGATGGCTAAGAATTTATGGCAGAAAGAACGCAGCGGTTTAATGCGTGACCTAATCAGAGAGTATGTTGATGAAGGTTATGCCTACAAAGAAGCTAAGAAACTGGCAAAGAAAGAAGCAGATAATATTATGGAAGATAAAGTTTCTTTTGTGCATGAACTGTGGGAGGATACCTTTGATGACTGTTGATTTGATTGATCATATGGGTAGCGATCTCAGCGTTGTTAATGCAGCACGGGTTAGCTTTGATAAAGAATCATCTTGGGAGGCGATACCTTTTGGTGGTCCCACTAAGGGAGTGTTGCAAGATAAAGATATTAAACTAATAAAGTATCTTGCCAAGCACAATCACTGGACCCCATTTGGTCATGGCTCTGCACAGTTCAGGATCAAGGCACCTATCTTTGTAGCACGTCAGCTTATGAAGCATCAGGTTGGTCTGGTCTGGAACGAGGTGAGCCGTAGGTATATTAAAACTGATCCAGATTTCTGGTCCCCTGACTACTGGAGACAGAGTGCAGAAGATGTCAAGCAGGGATCATCAAGAGAGGCAGTTGCCTCACCAAGTGTTATCAATCATATGTTTGAAGATGCACAGCGTCACTGCGAAGATGCCTATAAAGCTATGATCGGTTCAGGCGTATGTGCGGAACAGGCCAGAGCAATACTACCACAAAGTCTATTGACAGAGTGGTACTGGTCTGGTACACTGATGGCCTTTGCACGGGTATACAAGCTACGATGCAGTAAGGATGCACAGGTTGAAACCAGTGACGTAGTTAAACCTATCGGAGATCATATGGAAAAGTTATTTCCTGAATCATGGAGTGCGTTATGTGGAAGTTAGTGTTGAGAAAGGAGTGGGGAGATGTGGAGCTTAAATCTTTCACTACTAAAAAAGAAGCAGAAGAAGAACTTGAAAACCGTGAACAACTCACTCAGCATGTTACCGGATTTTCTACAGAAAGAGTTTATCAAATCAAGAAAGGATAAAGCTATGGATGTTCTTGTTGAAATATACAAGCCAAAAGACAGAGGCCATATTCAGACCTGCTTCAAAGCACCGTGGCGTAGTATGGAAATGGTTGATAAGATAGAGACACTGGTATCAATAGAAAAGGATATAGCTGCACACCGACAGGAGTTATGTAAAGAACTTATGGACATGAGCAAAGGTAAATGGTAAACTTATCTTAATCCACTGGAGATATATATGGAACTCAAAACGCACCAACCCTGCCCCGACTGTGGCTCGTCAGACGCACTGGCATACTACGAATGGGGAACTAAATGCTTTAGCTGCGAAGAATCTAAACCCTACAGAAACGGAGAGAGAATGGATACCCAACCAAAACAGGTTATTAAAATGCAGAACGAGAACCTATCATCCTTTACCTTCTCAGCTATTGCTGATAGAAAGATCGCTCTTGATACCTGTAAGAAGTATGGTGTCACTGTGAGCAAGAGTGGCACGATGATAGACAAGCACATGTATAAGTACCATGACAAGAATGGTAATCACATTGCTTCCAAGTTCCGACGCACCAGCGACAAGCAGTTCTGGTCTGAAGGTGATCTTGGTAAGTGTGGTTTGTTTGGTCAGAATATCTTTGGTCAGACGGGCAAGTTTGTCACGGTTTGCGAGGGAGAACTTGATGCTATGAGTGCCTTTGAACTGATGGGATCGAAGTGGCCTTCGGTGTCTATCAAGAATGGCGCACAGTCTGCCGTGAAGAATTGTCAGCAGTCACTTGAATACCTGAATAAGTTTGATACCATTGTCCTCTGCTTTGACAATGACAAGCAGGGTAAGGATGCGGCACAGGCTGTTGCCAAACTGTTTGAGCCTAACAAGTGTAAGATCATGGACCTTGAACTGAAGGATGCCAACGAGTATCTGAAGACAGGTCAGCGTGAGAAGTTTACTCAGGCATGGTGGAGCGCACGTACCTACACACCAGCAGGTATCATTAACCTTGCTGATCTTGGTCGTAGTCTCTACGATGAGACGCACAACGAGACCTGTCCCTACCCGTGGTCTGGTATGAATGACAAGACTTACGGCATCAGGACCGGAGAGCTTGTGACGTTTACCTCCGGTGCAGGTATGGGTAAGTCCAGTATCATGCGTGAGCTTATGTATCATATCATGCACAATACCGAGGATAACATTGGTGTGCTTGCTATGGAAGAGAACACGAAGCAGACTGCCTTCAACCTTATGAGTGTCGAGGCCAACGCTAGACTGTACATCAAGGAGATACGTGACCAGTACACGCAGGAACAGTTAGATGATTGGCAAGCCAAGACGATTGACTCTGGCAGGTTCTTTGCCTTCGATCACTTTGGCAGCATGGAGAACGATGAGATACTTAGTCGCATCCGATACATGGCAAAGGCTCTTGACTGCAAGTGGGTCTTCCTTGATCACCTGTCTATCCTTGTGTCTGGACAGGAGGACAACGGCGATGAGCGTAAGTCTATCGACATCCTGATGACCAAGCTTCGCTCTCTTGTTGAGGAGACAGGCATTGCACTGATGCTGGTCAGCCACCTACGTCGCCCATCAGGTGACAACGGGCATGAGAATGGGCGTGAGGTTACCCTGTCACACCTACGTGGCTCTGCTTCTATTGCTCACCTGTCTGATGCAGTGATTGCACTGGAGCGTAACCAACAGGCAGACGATCCTATCGAAGCTAATACCACCTCTATCCGTGTCCTGAAGAACAGGTACACAGGTGACACTGGTATAGCTTGTCATCTTCACTATGATGGTGAGACAGGACGCATGACACAGATCGACAACCCTTTTGTGGAGGATGACAATGAGTGAGGTTCGTAAAAAGTTTGACAGAACTCTGTATGAGATTGCTGACAAGGCTGCTAAAGAAGCTATGGTATCTTGGCTGAAGGAGCATGATCATACTAACATTGATACCAATGAAACAACTTACTTTGATATTGTTTCAACTGTGGGTCCAGAACTTCCAAGACATCTCTATGAAGTGGAGGTGAAGTATTCTTGGAAGGGTAACGAGTGGCCCGACAGTTGGAAAGAGTTACGTATACCACATCGTAAGCAGAGACTTCTTGACAAGTGGAAGGAGGAATGTTACAATGACCTACTTACTTTTGTGGTCTTCAACCATGACTGCACTATGGCATGGCATGTAGATGGTAACACATTGTTAGAGTGTGAAGTTAAAGAAGCCTCTAACTACAAGATAAGAAAGGGTGAAAAATTCTTTCACATTCCCGTAGAAGATGCATACTTGATGGACATGACAAATGAGAGCAGTAGTTGATATAGAAACAGATGCTATTAACGCAACCAAGATACATTGTATCGTAGCAAGGAGCAAAGAAACAGGACAGACACGACACTGGATAGGAGATGAATGCCATAACTTTAGGGAGTGGTCGAAGAAAATAGATACCTTTATTATGCACAATGGTATCAGCTTCGACGCTCCCTTACTTAATAAGTTTACTGGTTCTGATATTAAAGTAGATCAGATTGATGATACACTTATCAAGTCTCAGTTATACAATCCTATTCGTGATGGTGGTCATTCCCTTGAGTCATGGGGTAACTTCTTCAATCATAAGAAGGGTGACTACCATGACTTCTCCCACTTCAATCAAGATATGTTGAAGTACTGCTACACCGACACGGCTGTAACAATGGAGACATATGACTACCTACAGGAAGAAGGCAAGAAGTTCTCTGAAGAATCCTACGATCTGGAACGGAAGGTTCGTAGCATCGTAGACAAACAACAGAGCAACGGCTTTGCCTTTGACCTGATGAAGGGCATGACACTGGAAGCTAAACTTATGGATGAGTTATACTCTCTTGAAGAGAAAGCTCACGATATGTTTCCACCTACCATTCTACAGCTAAAGACAAAGACAAAAGAAATACCTTTTAATATAGCAAGTCGTAAGCAAATTGCCGAACGTCTGATTGAGAAGGGTTGGAAGCCTAAAAAGAAAACAGACAAGGGTAATGTCATTGTCAATGAGGCAGTGCTGGATACGATTGATATGCCAGAGGCCAAGATGTTCTCCCGTTACTTCCTGCTACAGAAACGTACCGGCCTACTGAAGGCGTGGATACAGGCATGTAGCGAACAGGAACGGGTGCATGGCAGGGTGCTTACCCTCAAGACTATCACAGGCAGGATGGCACACCACGGCCCAAACATGGCACAGGTTCCGGCAGTCTATAGTCCATACGGTAAGGAGTGCAGGGAACTCTGGACTGTATCAAACACTGATACCCATCAGCTAGTCGGTACTGATGCCAGTGGTCTTGAACTTAGATGTCTTGCTCACTACATGAACGATGCCAAGTTTACTAATGAGGTACTGACAGGTGATGTACATACAGCTAACATGAAGGCAGCAGGTCTAAGTAACCGTGACCAAGCCAAGACATTCATCTATGCATTCCTGTACGGTGCTGGCCCTGCCAAGATTGGTAGTGTAGTTGGAGGCAGAGCCTCTGATGGACAGAATCTTATTGCAAAGTTCCTGAAGAATATGCCAGCCCTTAACAAGCTACGTAAAGATATTGGTACAGTTGCTTCAAAGGGTTTGATACGAGGTCTTGATGGTCGTATGTTACATATCAGGCACGAACATGCTGCACTTAATACCTTACTTCAGGGTGCCGGTGCAGTGGTATGCAAGCGTTGGCTTGTTGAGATGGACAGGATGATCTGGGAGCATGGCCTTGATGCCAAGCTTGTTGCCTCAGTACACGATGAGTATCAGTTTGAGGTAGCCAAGCCAGACATAGAAAGCTTTACCAAGATAACAAAGGAGGCTATGTATACAACACAGAAAATACTAAACTTTAAGTGTGACCTTGATTCAGACTTCAAGGTTGGAAATAATTGGGCAGAGACACATTAATATGTTGACATCCCAATATACAATGTGCTATAATGCACTTGTTGTTTAGTTAGTAGTAGACGACCTAACGGGGAATGATCCCCATCATGGCTGCAATAGCGCAGCGTTTTAAAGGAGACTATTTATGAACGATCCGATTTACATTTCTGGTAAGTGCCACTATGCTTC